CTGCCCAGGTCTAAAAGACTAGGAGTATACATACCATGGACCCAGACATTTGCACTCTCGGTGCCGGGCTCTGGGCTGCGACCTAAAGAACTCAAAACGGAGCCCTGCATCTCCATCTTCGGTGTGAAAAGCTTGTGAGCAAAGTACCCGGAAACGATAATCGTTAGGGCTAGGATAATGAGTTTCACCAGTTTCGTTTTAACAAAAAAGGTGTTAGCTACACGCTCTCCACATATACGCATAGCGTCAGCTGCGTTGTGACTATACACGCCTATTTCATAAGACACAGCTGTGAGTCGATCGGAAATATGATCGGCCATTGCGTAATACGCACGGTTCATCATAATAGATGTTATATACCACGAAATGTTCCAATTCGGTGTGGTAAACATACGATAAAATAGATATCGGGCCTGATAAATCACATTCATCATAACGATGCATATCACCGTGGCTGCAATTTTCGTACTGCCGAAAATAAACCAATTAAGACCAGCTACGATAAAATTAATTAGGACTTCACCCCAATAATCTTTCTCTAACTGGTTGATTGGTGGACTTGGAGGCATGGTCGTAGAATTAAAAATACCACGTCCAATCTCCCATCCCCCTTGCATAGCAAATTCGGGGGGTTCAAGGGGATTTCCATCCTCTTCATCGACAGGTCCACCTGCCGTAAGACCTTCAAGGACATCAGCTAGACTAATATCTGGCTCCTGAAGTCCTGGACAATCACACATACCTGTGGGCATACAACAAGCAACACATAGCTTGGTAGCTCGGAAAGCCTCCTCGCTGGAAGCCATCTTATCTTGGGTAAGAGTGTGACGGTCTATCACGGTCTTATACCATGTCAAGAATTGCTTCATATTTGAGAACTTGGCAACAGTTTCTAAAGAGAAGGTCTGTTGGAACTCGTATGAGGCATCATCGCTCATAGCGGCCAAACGAGGCTCTAGGATTTCAATATCCCACCAGTCAGGATAAGAGCCTGGTTCCAAAATAGGAAGTTTGGTCTCATCGATCATAGTAGCATTCTTCTTGAGATGGGATTTAGGCCGAATCCTTATGTGGAAAGGAGTTCGACGTGCAGCCGCTCCCGGGCAGTTGAAACAATGGTTATAGTTTAACTCCGGGGAGTTGGTCGTAATCACAACCAACTCACAGAGGAAAGGTGCTGCACCCTTATCCTCTAGTTTTGCCATATCTGGCACAAACGGCGCGTTATTCACGGCTAATAGGATCTCTCGAATAGAGGGATCTATGCCTTGCAAAACACTAGGCTTGATAGAACCAGCGTCGTCTATTAAAAGACTCCACTGGTCGGACGAAAATCCGTCCCAGAAATCGGATGCGCTCATACGCGTATACCGAGCTCCTGCATCCACATTCTTTCCTTGGTATGTACCGTAGAAATAGTGTAGTAGATTTGCAAACGTCGTTTTGGCCACCGATGAGTGGCCTTCTAGCACTAGTGCTAAAGGAGATCTCCGAGTCTGTTGAGCGACCTTCCGGTTAAGGTAAGAAGCTCGGACCATCAAAAGACGGTCAACAGTACCACGGATAATTCCCTTCGCAACTTTATCTAACTCACACGAATACTTATACATAGACTGACCTTTTTGGATAAGGTCGTCTAATGAAGCAGTAAAGGTGTGAATGTCGATCCCGTGTGCTTTCGGGTTTGCGAGGAAATTGGCTTTTGATATAACATCGCTAGCCTCCTCATACCACTTTTCATATGCCCCACCAGAGTGGAACATAGGATCGATCTTCTTGCTCTGGATAACCTGAATCCCTCGCTCTGCTACAAAAAGCAACAGGTCAAGGACATTATAGGCAAAATCCGCCTGGGCCATTGATCGTGACTTGTAGAATTGGTCTTCAATCTTCAAAGTCTTTTTAGTGGTAGTTTGGTTCCCAAACAGGGTCAAAGATGTGGCATAAATAACCACACAATTGACCTTACGCCAAAGAGGACTCGATTTAAATCGGGGCCACATCTTAAGTGTATTGCGGGCGGTTTCCAATTTCTCGGCACCACCTTGCATCTGTGGGAAGTCCGTGTCGGAAATAACATTCGTCACGAACTTGACCAAGAGACCCCTAAGGGCCTTCAGTGTCCCATCACTGATACGCTTCTTCATAAAATTCATAGTGGAAACAATATAGTCCATCACAGTACTAGAGCGCACAAGGTCGTATGTAAGGAAAAGCAAATCTTCTGCTAAATCGCGAACTTTCGGGTCCGTGATAGTCTCGCAGATGCTAAAGAAAGCACCTTCAATGCCAGACTGCATCTTAAGTTGGTCATCCTTCTTCCATCTTCGAAAACACTTCCCGACGAGTTCTTTCTCGCGGGTTTTGGCAAGCTTTGCAAGCTTTTGCCTATAAGCGTCGTGAATAGCGGGTTTCTTAACAGCTTGCTGTTTCAGTTCCATTTCACGGATCTTGTTCTCAAGGAACCAAAGATCTTTCTTAGATGGTGTTTTGGGTTTTGCGGGCACGCTATGTGCTCGCGGGGTTTTCTTCTTCTTTCGCCTAGAAATGGCTCCAGAAGAATTGGGTCTAGGACCCTGGGGAGCCCGAGTGCTGGTATCAATCGTCAGAGACGGTCGAGTAGCTACTTCGGGCGACATATCAACAAAAGTTGTACAATGTGCTGATTCCTCAGACACAAGCGTGTTCAATGTGTTTTGTGACATAATGGTAATTGGTTCGATATCTCGTATCGATCACAGATATCATTTTCTTGGAAAGGTGCTTACTATCGCACTTAAGCCAGACAAACAAATAAATCTCAAAAGATCATGTTTAAATCAGGCGTACTTTCATCTTGGTGATCTTACGCACCCGTCGAGTTGTCGAGCTAAAATTTCTCATCATCGCCAACGCGAAAGCATAAACATATAACCGGTCTTTAGTCGGATACATTGAACTGTCTACAACGATCTTGCGTTGGAAGGCTGTCACGCCTTCTTACAAATGGTCCATCGATCAACTGCCATACCAAGGCAATAACTCTAAGGGATTGGGCTTCTACTGTAGCCTAACAGGTCCGTCTCACCGGACTGGCACCATCTAAAATGGTGGTTGTACCTTAAGAAATTCTGGGTGTAGAATTATTCTCAGGATTTAAGTGAACACTGTTACCCATCAGTGTTTTCCATAATAAATGGCTCAATAAAAGTTCTGGCTATAAAACTAGAATTGAGATTGTCAAAACGCCTACACTAGCCTGGTGTAGGACTCCCGAAGGAGATTCTAAACGATAAGATGCACACAATGAAGTGCGCAAATAAGTCGAAATGAAGGGGGTTTGTTGATTGTTAAAATCTGAATGCTAAATGTTTGGCAAATCAAAAATAGGATTATAGTAACGTCGCAGTCAAGGGACGGAAGTATATCCATATTGATGAGATGTTACGCAGATAACAGACTAGAAAATACAGTACCAACAACAATACTGCACGGGCGGAGTGCCCAAATACTCAAAATTGCAATCGTTTTTACACGATAAAAATCTTGC